CAAGTACACAGGCGCACCTATAATTTTAAGTTGGACTCGTGGAGATCAGGCTTGGAATGAAGAACCTACTGTGGGTCAACCAATTGGCTGGATGTGTACCTTGGCTGGAACCCCAGGCACATGGGTTGCAATGGCAAATCTTTAAGGACTAAATCATGGCAGATAAAAAAATCTCAGCACTTACAAGTGCATCCACTCCTTTGGCTGGCACTGAAGTTTTGCCAATTGTGCAAAGCGGATCAACGGTCAAAGTTGCAGTTTCTGATCTGACTGCTGGTCGTGCCGTGTCGGTAGCGTCATTGACTTCTACTGGCGCTATTTCAGGCACTACAGGAGGGTTTAGCGCAGCCGTTACCGTCACCAATGCCAACATTCGCGTGTCAAATGCGTATTATTTAGCCGCACAGAATGCGGCGGCTAATACATACATAAGCATGATAGGACGAAATACCAGCGATGAAGTTGTTATCGACCCAGATGGATACAAAACCCGTTTTGGTGGCGTTATCTTTCCAAACGTAGACAACGCAATTAGTTGTGGCACAGCGGCAAATCGTTGGTCTGTTATTTACGCTGGAACTGCGCTTATCAACACATCTGATAAAAATGCAAAAGAACAGATTAGTGATTTAAATGAGGCAGAAAAACGGGTTGCAATTAAACTTAAATCTCTTATTAAGAAGTTCAAGTTCAAAGATTCTGTTGTTGAAAAAGGCGATGCTGCTCGTTGGCACGTTGGCGTAATTGCTCAAGATGTTGAAGCAGCATTCGCATCCGAGCAACTTAACGCCAATGATTATGGTGTGTTCTGCCGTGATGTGTGGTGGGAAAATCCTGTCACCCAAGAACGTTCGCAAGTTGTTGAAACAATTGTTGATCCAGAAACTGGCTCAATAAGTGTCAAAGAACAAAAATCCACATCTGAATATATCGCCACCTCTCAAATTGAAATTGAAGGCTGGACTAAAAAGATTCAGCTCGGCGTGCGGTACGATGAGCTTTTTGCATTCATCGTAGCAGTATCTTGACAAGCGCCTTCTTATCGCATAACACACGGCTCAAGTTATTGCTGCTTATCAAGCCGCCCAAGCAATTGTACAAATAGCAAACGTATAGCATAATGCTAAAAACACCGTATCGGCCAGGTTGACCGAGGAATCTTAGGATTCATTGAAATGACTGAAGAAGTCCAAGCCCTAGCGGAAGTAGACTCCGCGCCAACCACGGATGTGACGGCCACACCTGAAGTTGTTGAAAGTACGCCGGAAGTAACCGAAGCCAAATCATTCTCGCAAGAGGAACTTGATGCAGCTATCGGCAAACGCCTTGCAAGAGAGCAACGTAAGTGGGAAAGAGAACAAGCACAGCGTCAGTCAGAAATGCAGACGTTGAGGGCCGCGCCAGCCGCCACCGCTGATCAGTTTGAGTCAACTGAAGCCTATGCAGACGCATTGGCTTACCAGAAGGCAGAAGAACTGATCGCTAAGCGTGAAGCAGCAAAGCAGCAGTCGCAAGTTCTTGAGAGCTATCACGATCTGGAAGAAGAAGCGCGGGGCAAATACGATGACTTTGAACAAGTTGCCTATAACCCCAAACTACCGATCACCAACGTGATGGCAGAAACGATCCAGTCTTCGGATGTCGGTCCTGAGTTAGCGTACTATCTCGGTTCCAATCCAAAGGAAGCAGATCGAATCTCACGCATGACGCCCTTGAGCCAGGCGAAGGAAATTGGGAAAATTGAGGCCAAATTGGCTTCTGATCCTCCCGTGAAACGTACTACATCAGCGCCAGCGCCGATTTCGCCAGTAACTGCACGATCCTCTGGGTCGCCAGCTTTTGACACTACAGACCCACGGTCCGACAAGACCATGACGGCCTCGCAGTGGATTGAAGCTGAACGTGTACGACAACGGAAAAAGTGGGAAGCACAGAACCGCTAACTTAGGACTCTGAAGTCGGGAAAGTTCTTAGAAAGACATCTTTTTCTAATCGTAAATCTATGAATGCCAATAGCCAAAGCCGCTTCCGCAAAGGAGCGATATTCAACACCAAGCACACTACATTTAGTGTTGCGATGGTGTTCAAGGCTGCGCGTTTGTTTAGATTCCTCGCTGTGCGCGGCTCGCTTAAAGTAAGGCCGTTTGCGGCCAAGCAAGGCAGCCCGTTGTTTGGCTTTTGTTTCCTCACTGGTAACAGAACCAAGCCTAGCTTGTCGAATCTTTTCTTTCGTTTCTGGTGTGCGAGTGTAATTGCCCCAAAGCCCCGCATGGCGGTCGGACATATGCTCCTGTTGGGATCAAACGATTCCAACCAGCAAGCCGCCACAACACGATGGGTAAGCCTTTTTCGGCCAAGCATGGTATAGCCATCTGGCCGTGGAGTGGGCGTGTACGGTTGGAGCTTTCTGAGAATTTTTCCGCAACGCGAAACAGCGTACAGGTGGTCAAAAAATCGATACTCGATACCGTCTACTTGAATGCTAATCATGTTGTACCTCTTGGTGGCTAAGGAATCTTGATTCTAACATAAATTTGAAAGAAGGTATATCGTGAGTAACAGCATCTTAACCATTGACATGATCACAAGAAAAGCTCTTGAGATCTTGGAAAACAACCTTGTGTTGACCCGTAACGTAAACCGTCAGTACGACGACAGCTTTGCTGTTGAAGGTGCCAAGATCGGCTCCACATTGCGTATCCGTTTACCTGACCGCGCTCTGGTCACTGACGGTGCCGCCCTGCAAGTTCAGGACGACAACGAGCAGTTCACCACTCTGACTGTTTCCACCCAAAAGCACATTGGTGTCAACTTCACATCTGCTGAATTGACCATGCAATTGGACGACTTCGCAGAACGTGTTCTCAAGCCTCGTATTAGCCAGTTGGCCTCCAGCATTGATGCTGACGTTGCCAATGCGTACAAAACCATCGGTAACACCGTTGGCACCCCTGGCACCACTCCTTCTACTTCTCTGGTTCTCTTGCAGGCCCAACAGAAACTGAACGAAAACGCCGCTACGATGTCGCCACGTTATGCAACGGTTAACCCCGCTGCAAATGCTGGTTTGGTTGAAGGCATGAAAGGTTTGTTCAACCCTACCGACACTATCAGCAAGCAGTTTAAAAACGGCATGATGGGTACTGGCGTGTTGGGTTACGAAGAAATCAACATGAGCCAATCCATCAAGCAGTTTACAACTGGTTCGCGTGACGCAACTGCCGCTACCATTGTTGCCGCTTCGGTGACTTCGGAAGGTTCTTCTACTCTGACTTTGTCGCAAGCTTCGGTGACCACAACCCTCAAGGCCGGTGATGTCTTTACTTGTGGTAGCGTTTTTGCTGTTAACCCGCAAACCCGTGAAACCACTGGTTCGTTGTTCCAGTTTGTGGCTTTGGCTGATGCAACCGCTGTGTCTGGCACTTGGACTGTGACTGTGGCTCCCATGTACTCCGCTGCTCACGCACTGGCTACCATGACTGCCCTGCCGCTGATCAACGCTGTTGTGACTTTTGTGGGCACCGCTTCTACTGCTTATGCACAGAACTTGGTCTACCACAAGGACGCCATTACGTTTGCTACCGCTGACTTGTTGCTGCCCCAAGGCGTTGACATGGCTGCTCGTGCAGTTCATAACGGTATCAGCTTGCGCGTTGTTCGTCAGTACGACATCAACAACGACCGTATGCCTTGCCGTATTGACGTACTGTATGGCTTTAGCACCATTCGTCCACAGATGGCTTGTCGCATCTGGGGCTAATCAATTCTTTCTAAAGGAAATTTATCATGGCTACTCTACCTAATGGCGCAGGCGGTTACCAAGTTGGTGACGGCAATCTCACAGAAGCGCAACTGACCGTACAAACTATTCCCACATCTTTGACCGCAGACACCACTCTGACTGCGGCTCAAGTGGCAGTTGGTTTGGTTGTTTGTGCAAAAGCATCGGATGCCACATTGACTGTAACGTTGCCCACGGCGACTTTGCTTGACGCAGCTATTCCAAGTGCAAAAGTTGGTTCAGCTTTTAGCTTGACTATTTGCAACAATAACAATACCGGCTCATCGTCTACCGTCCCTGTTACCACAGGAACTGGTATTACGATTTTTGGCTCTGTTACTGTCCCACGTTTTGGTGCGTATACGTACCGTTTTGTGAAGACTGGCGACGCAGCTTATTCGGCATTTTTGATGTAAATCTAATGGGGGCTTCGGCCCTTATTTTTTAAGGAACTAATATGTCTAATTCACAAGCGGTAGGTGTTGCTTACTCCGACCCAGAATTTACAACTTGCTATGTTAGTCAAGAATTTGGCTACACCACTGCTGCACAAACAGCAGTAACCCAGGCCAGCAGCAAATCTACAGGTGTGACTGCAAACACCAGTGCTGGGCGCATCACCATGAACAACGCAGCGTTGGCAGCGGCCACTGCCGTGTCGTTTGTGTTGACCAACAGCATACTTTCTGTCAATGACGTAATGATTGTGAACATTGGTAGCAATACCACTGGTAGTCTTGCTGGGGCTTACACCGTTTACGTTTCGTATTTGGCTGCTGGTTCTGCCTTGATTACGTTGCGAAACCTGACTGCTGCAACTCCATACTCTGAAGCGGTTGTTATTAATTACGTCATCATCCACGGCGCAAGCTAAACCAAATGGGGGCTAATCACCCCCATTTTTAAATCATGGCAGTTATTTACCTTGCTCATCCTGTCCATGGCCGCAAAGTGGCAACGATGGACCTTGAGGCGCAATTTGATGAAAAAAATGGCTGGTTGCGCTACAATCCAGACACGCCTTCTGAACCCGAGGAAGCGGCCAACACGTTAGTTGTGAAGCGCAAATACACCCGCAAGGAGTCTGAGCAATGACCACATACACCGCTGGCGATCAGATTAACCGAGCCCTTCGATTGCTTGGGGTGCTGGCTGAAGGCGAAACTACTTCTGCTTCAGTGTCTCAAGATTCTTTGATGGCGCTAAATCAGATGATTGATAGCTGGAACACTGAACGGCTGTCGGTGTTCAGCACTCAGGATCAAATGTTTACTTGGCCTGCCGGTTTCATCAATCGTACCCTTGGCCCAACAGGCAATTTTGTAGGCAACCGCCCCATCTTGTTGGATGACGCAACCTACTACCGCGACCCAGGCACCAACGTCAGCTTTGGCATAAAAATGATTAACCAGCAGCAGTACGACGGTATTGCTGTCAAGACGGTTACATCTACGTACCCGCAAGTGCTGTTTATCAACATGACGTATCCTGATGTGGATATGTACATCTACCCCAAGCCCACACGGGACTTGGAGTGGCACTTTATCAGCGTTGAAGAGTTGACCCAGCCTGCCAATTTGGCGACCAATATCTTGTTCCCGCCGGGTTACTTGCGTGCGTTTACGTACAACTTGGCCTGCGAAATAGCCCCTGAGTTTGGCGTAGAGCCCAGCCCCCAAGTGCAGCGCATTGCTATGACCAGCAAGCGCAACCTGAAGCGCATCAACAACCCTGACGATGTGATGTCTATGCCTTACGCCATTGTGGCGACTCGTCAACGCTTTAACATTTACGCAGGAAACTACTAACATGGCAACTATCGCAATCTCATCTCTTCCCGTCGCAACTGCTGCTGCCGTTGGTGATGTCTTGCCAATTGTGCAAGGCGGCACAACAAAACAAGTGACCAACGCGCTGCTATTTACCAATGCAACATTGGTAACGCCCGCTTTGGGTACGGTAACCTCTGGCAACATTAGTGCTTGCACTAGCACCAGTATGGTCATGGTAACGCCAGTAATTGGCGCAGCTACCGGCACCAGTCTGACAGCCACAGGCACAATTGTTTCAACCGGCACGGCAGGTGTAGGCTATGCCACAGGCGCTGGCGGCGCGGTTACGCAACTGACCAGCCGCACCACAGGCGTAACGCTTAACAAGACAGCAGGCGCAATTACCATGTTTAGCGCAGCGGGTACAACAACTGCGGCAACTTTTACTGTGACCAACAGCACTGTGGCGGCAACTGATGTCATCATCTTGAACCAAAAATCAGGCACTGACTTGTACGACTTGATGGTTACTGCTGTGGCAGCGGGTAGTTTTAACCTAACATTCCGCACCACGAGTGGCACGACTACAGAAACACCCGTATTCAACTTTGCTGTTATCAAAGCAGTTGCGGCTTAATGCACACTCCAATTTTAGGTTCAGCCTATGTAGCGCGTAGCGTCAATGCTGCTGACGCTCGGATGGTGAACCTTTTCCCAGAAATTGTCCCCGAGGCAGGCAAGGAACCGGCGTTCCTGAACCGCGCCCCTGGCCTGAACTTACTCAACACAATTGGCACCGGCCCGATCCGAGGTCTGTGGGCGTTTTCGTCCAATGATTCTGACGCATTTGTTGTGTCGGGCACCGAGCTGTACAAGATCACCACTTCGTATGCTGCTACGTTAATTGGCACGGTGGCTGGCACCGGCCCTGTCAGTTTGGCCGACAATGGCACTCAGTTGTTTATTGCGGCCAATGGTCCAAGCTACATCTACAACAACACCACAAACGCCTTTGGTCAGATCACTGACCCTGATTTCCCAGGCGCGGTAACTGTCTGCTATTTGGACGGCTACTTCGTGTTTAACCAGCCCAACAGTCAGTTGATGTGGGTGACGCAGTTGCTAGACGGCACATCTATTGACCCGCTTGAGTTTGTCAGCACTGAAGGCTCACCAGACGGCCTGCTTGCCGTGGCGTCCAACTTCCGCGAAGTGTGGGCCTTTGGCACAAACTCAATTGAAGTCTGGTACGACTCTGGCGCCACAGACTTCCCCTTGCAACGCATCCAAGGAGCTTTTAACGAGCTAGGGTGCGCTGCCCCCTTCTCTGTAGCCAAGATGGACAACGGCCTGTTCTGGCTTGGCCGTGACCGCCGTGGTCAAGGTATCGTCTACCGCGCCAACGGCTATTCGGGCGTTCGCATTTCTACTCATGCTGTTGAATGGCAGATTCAACAATACGCTGACTTGACGGACGCTATTGCGTACACCTACCAACAAGACGGCCACAGCTTTTATGTGCTGATTTTTCCTAGCGCTAACACCAGTTGGGTCTACGATGCCTCTACGCAAGCCTGGCATGAACGTGCAGGCTTTGTCAACGGTGCGTTTACCCGCCACCGCAGTAATTGCCAAATGGCGTTCAACAACAAGATTGTTGTTGGCGACTTTGAAAACGGCAACATCTATGCGTTTGACTTGGACGATTATTCGGACAATGGCAGCATTCAAAAGTGGTTGCGTTCATGGAGAGCGTTGCCGACCGGCCAAAACAATCTTAAGCGCACCGCGCACCACAGCCTGCAACTGGACTGTGAAACAGGCGTGGGATTAAATTTGTACCCTGGGTATGACAGTGAAAATATTGACACTGAGTCAGGGTTAGACCTTATAGCTGAATACGTACAAACGTATTTAACAACGCAATCGGGCGTTACTTTAACTACCGAGGCTGGGGACGGCTCTGAACCTTTAGGCCAATACGAACTGTCAGATACCGATATTAGCGGGTACAACTTAGTGACCACAGCTTATCCGGCTGCACCAGGCTATGACCCTGAAGTCATGCTGCGCTGGTCAGATGATGGCGGTCATACTTGGAGTAACGAACACTGGTCACCAGTTGGCAAAATTGGTGCGTATGGTCATCGAACCTTTTGGCGTCGGTTGGGCATGACTTTAAAGCTGCGTGACCGCGTGTATGAACTGTCGGGTACTGACCCTGTAAAAATTACAATCATGGGCGCTGAACTCATTTTGAGTCCAACAAATGCCTAGCCCTAACGCAAATCCAACGCCGATCACGCCGCCGCGAGTGCCGCTGATTGATCCCCGCACGAATCTGATTGACCGCGCTTGGTATTTGTTTTTCTTGTCGCTCAACAACATTGCGTCTGCTGTTGTTGATAATGGTGATATTGGCACTGATACTGACTCTTTGCTTGCGTCCTACGATGCGGCGCTTCGCTCGGTCAATCAGGAATTGCAGACCCTGCCGCCAGTGGTCACCTTGCCTGCGCCTGACGTATTGGGCGACTGCTGTTCTGCCTTGGTGTCTCAAACTGCTGAGATGCAAAAGCAGATTGAGGCTTTGCAGGTGCAGCCAATTGTTGACATTGGCTTGATTACTGCAAGCATTGCTGCGCTTTCGAGTGCGCCAGTTACCAAAACGGCAGACTTTACCGTAGCGGCTAATGAGACTTGGCTTATCAACAACAAGTCAGGCTCAACTTGCACGGTAACTTTGCCTTCGGCGTCTTTATATTCTGGCCGTTATTTGACCTTTAAAAACTTGCAGGCGCAGACTTTGGTGTCTGCAACCAGTAACGTTGTGCTGATTGACAGCACGACTGCTGGCACCGCAATCCTCTTGGCAGTTGTAGGGAATTGGGCGACAATGGTGTCTGACGGCACAAATTGGATCATCATGCAACAGGCCGCTAACAACAACCTGCTATTGGAGTAAACCATGACCGTAACAGTAAAAGTACTTGTAGCCGCAAAGTTTGCTGAAGCAACCCAAGTTACCCAGTACACCGCAACTGGCGTTACCGCAATTCTTGACAAGTTCACGGCTACCAACATCACTGCCATAGCCGCAACGATCAGCGTGAACTTGGTTACGGTGTCTGGCGCTGCCGGTAACACCAACTTGATTACCAAGACCAAGACCTTGCAGGCGTCCGAGGTTTATACCTTCCCTGAACTGGTAGGCCAAGTCTTGGGTGTTGGCGACTTCATCAGTACAATTGCTGGTACTGGCAGTGCAATCAATATTCGCGTCAGTGGGCGTGAGGTGACTTGATGCGAGTCACTTACGGCAAAGGGTTTGAGGTCGCGCCCAACGCACCGCAAAAGGTGCAGTTTCGTGAAAAGATTTTAATCATGCAAAACCGTATGCAAAAAATGATTGCAAACGGCGAAATGGAAGACCGTTTGCCGGATTGCACATTGACGCATTATTTTTCGCCTAAAAGCGAAGAATATGGGTGTAGCGTTTACGCCCGTCAAATGTTTATCCCTCAAGGCACTTTGATTGTAGGTAAAATCCATCGGCATCAGCACTTAAACTTTATTATCAAAGGTAGGGTATCCGTGGCAACCGAATTTGGTAAAAAGTTTTTTGAAGCACCGTGCGGGTTTTTATCCGAGGTGGGGCTGAAACGCGCTGTTATAGCGGAAGAAGATACTGTTTGGATGACTGTTCACCTGACCAAACACAATGGTGAACAATATTTAGATGAGATAGAAGCTGAACTCATAGCGCCAACATATAGTGAAATGGGTTTCATAGACAATATGAACCAACTTGAAAGGATTGCACCATGACTTTTGGAATAAGCGCAGGTACTTATCTTATGGCTGGCACTGCACTGGCCAGTGGTTTAATTGGCGCAAATGCAGCCAAAAGCGGTGCAAGTGCACAAGCAAATGCAGCAAATCAAGCCGCACAATTGCAACAGCAACAGTACGAACAGACCCGCGCCGATCAAGCGCCGTTTCGCGAAGCGGGTGTAAATGCACTTGGCAAACTGCAAGGCATGGCCGATTACAAGCCATTTAGCATGAATGCCTTTACGCAAGACCCTGGCTATGGTTTCCGTTTGTCCGAAGGTCAGAAAGCGCTGGACCGTAGTGCAGCAGCCCGTGGTGGGTTGATCTCTGGTGGTGCTTTAAAGGCCGCGCAACGCTACGGTCAAGACATGGGTAGCCAAGAGTACCAAAATGCGTTTAATCGCTACCAAACCGAGCGCCAAGCCACTCTTTCACCCTACATGACGCTTGCTGGTTTTGGCACTGGCGCAAACGCTGCCAATGCTCAAGCTGGGCAAAACTACGCTTCCAACGTAGGAAATTTAATGACCGGCGGCGCAGCAGCGCAGGCGGCTGGCGGCGTAGGCGCGGCGAATGCAGTTACCGGTGCAGTAAGTCAATATCTTAATTACAACCAAGGCAACAATTTGCTGGCTGCAATACGGGGCGGTAACTATACAACACCTACTGGTTACGGCAATGTTGTACCTAACGGTCCTACTACGGCCTAAAGGATAAATATGGCACTCGATCCAAACATTGCTCTTGGCGTTCGGGGCATTGAATTGCCCAACCAGTTGGCGCAGTACGGCCAAATCGCACAAATTCAACAAGCCCAGCAAGCCAATCAGTTAAACGCGCTTAAAATGCAAGAGGCGCAAGCAAATATGGAAGAACGCAATGCGTTGCGCCAGCTTAACCCAACGTCAGCAGACTACGAATCGCAATTGTTTAAATTAAATCCTCAATTGGGGATTGCGTTTCGCAAAGAAGCCAGCGCTGCTGCGGCCAGTAAAGCACAGCAGCAATCGCATGAAGCTACTACAGCGCAGAAAAAGCAAGAAATGATAGGCCAAGCCTACCGAGACATTAGCAGCCGCCCTGATGACGAAAACATTATTTCGCATACACGGGATATATTAAGTTCGCCGTTTTATGACGCCAATGAAAAAGCGGCTGTTCAAGCGCGTGCCGATCAAATGCTTAGAATACCAATTGATCAGCGTCAATCTTTCCTTGCTCAACAAGGCGCTAAAGCTGGTGAGTTGCGGCCTCAAGTAGTTGCGCCAAGTGGTTCTTTAGTGCAAAACGGTAAATCAATTTTTACCGCACCGGCTGCGCCTCCTACTCCGTCTCCTACAAATAGACTTTTACAAGAACGTGCTGCGTTACTGGAAAGCGGCGTACCACGAACTGATCCCCGCATTCAAGCGTATGACCAAGCACTTGCGGCTGGTGAATCTCAATCTGCCAAAATGCAACGCGAATTGCAAGTTGCTATAGCTAATAACGCGCCCCCAGCAGTTATTGCACAGATACAACGCGACATAAGAAACCTGCACCCCGGCCTTGCTATGCAAAATGTGGTCGGCGTTGATGCAAACGGCAATCAAATTGTTACCCGCTTTGCCGGTGCGGGTAATGGGCCTCAAGGTCAATTTGCGTTAAACCAATCGCCTACTGGAACTGCTCGCGCTATGTTAGGGTTAAATGACACAGATTCTGCGCTTTTATTTGGCCCTGGCGGCCCCGTAGAGTCTGGTCAAATACCAGTTAGTAAGTTAAACGCGGCTAATGCCAAAATGTATGTTGCGGCAATTAAAGCTAACCCAACATTAAACTTGGCTAGCCTTACCGAAGATCAAATATTAGCCGCATCAAAAGCTAGAGCGCAAGGTTCTACCCAAGGCAAGCAAGTTTTAACAATAGTTGACAGAGCAACCGCGCAAAACATAGCCAACGGTAACATACCGCCGCTTACCGGACCAAATTCGTCCAAAATTATGAACGAAGTTATTGCCATGAAACCTGATTTTAAAGCCAGTGATTATGGCTTGCAAACGTCAGCAGTAAAAGCGTTTAACCAAGGCATACAAGGAAATAAAGTACGCTCGCTTAACGTTGTGATGGAACACTTTAACACGCTTGAAAAAGCTGCCGATGCGTTGCAGTCCGGCGATGTACGCGCTATCAATGCCGTGTCTCAATATATTCAAACACAAACTGGCAAACCTGCGCCTAGTAATTTTAATGCGGTCAAAGAAATTTTAGCCGATGAAATTGTTGCAGCGGTTGTTCCTGGCACTGGCGCGTTAGCTGATCGTGTTGCACTTAAGAAAACAATTTTAGCCTCTGTTTCTCCAGAGCAACTCAAAGGTGTAGTCGCCAACTACAAAGAATTAATTGGTGGGCAACTTACTGGTCTAGAAAAACAATATAGCGCAGGAACTGGTCGCGCTGATTTTAAATCTCGATATTTAACTTCAGCAGCCGTGCAAGGTTTAGCGCCAAGTAGTCAATACGTAGAAACCAAAACGCTTCCTGATGGGCGCACGTTAGGTAAAAAAGCCGATGGAACTGTTGAGGAGATAAAGTAATGGCTGAAGACCTGCAAAAATTGTGGAATTCAACGCCAGCATCTCAAACTGATTTACAAACGTTGTGGGAGTCAACCCCTGGCGGTGCAGCTATGGGTAACCCATTAGCCGCGCAAAAATATGGCGGCGCACGTAAAACAACAGGCACAGAAAGCCTTGAAGCTATTGGTGGCGCTGGTGCTTTAGGCGGCGTGATGGGTTACTTTGGTCCACAAATTTTGCAAGGCGCATCAACACTTGCCCAAAGCGTACCTGCATTAAGGCCCATAAGCGGCGCTCTTAATGTTATGGGCCAAATGGCTAAACAAGTTGGGCCAACAACCCGTGCTGTTACTGGCGGCATTAGCGGACTTATGGGCGAGACTTCAGGCCAAGTTGCAGAACAAATGGGCGCAGGCCCAGTTACCGCTGAAGCCGCAAGGCTAGTTGGTGGCGCTATAACTCCTGAATTTGCACCTTTGGCAATAAACGCAGCCAAACTAATGGTGTCAGGAAAAATGGCTACCTCGGGGTTAAACTTTGCCAAAGACCTTATGGCTAATTTGACTAACTCAAAAGGAAATTTGACCACCGCAGAAAAACAATACGTAGAAAGTTTAGCCGCCAAATTGATGGGCGAGCAAGATCCTGATAAGGCTATGTTAATCCTTGGCGCGGAAATGGAAAAAGGTGCTGCGGCAACGCGTGCTGCGGCGGCGGCTAAAGCATCCGCTTTGCATGACTCAGCCAATCAAGCAATGCTAAGCGCTAAACAAGCGGCTGATGCTGAATTAGGCTCGGTAGGCCAACGCCGCCAACCTCGCGCCGACGCAATTGCTTATCTTACAAACTTAAAAACGGACATATTAAACAAGGCCAGAGGCACTGTTCAAACGGTAGGTGAAAACAAACCTTTAAACGCAATTGGTCAGGATTTGCAAACTGCTGCTGCCGCCCGTGAAGGTGAGTTAAGAACAGCCGCAGCTAAACAATACCAAACCACAGAAACTAAAGTAAATGAAATTGTATCTGGCCGCGAATCCAAAGGTGAGTCAGTTACAACGCTGCCGTCTTATAAGTCAATTGTTGCAAGCCTAGAACGTGAATTAAAGCCTGGCGTTCATTCCAAAGATGTAGCTGCGGCGTATCAAAAAATACTTGACCAAATAAAAACAAGTGCTGGCGGTGAAGCTACCCCAAATTTTACTTTTGACCCCGCTTCAGGCCAAATGGTTTACAGC